CAAACAGTTAAAACGCCTTTTACCAATATGACATTCACGCCTGATGTTCCATCATCAGCGTTGAGTGCTACTGAATATAATGCAGGCCAAAATATTGAAACAGATTTACGCTCAATTAAAAGTGTATTAGGTGATCAATATTTTTTAGCCAACATTGTTGGTAATCCAATATTTGTTACTAGTGGATTTCGTGCCAATGATGTATATTGGTTTATTGTGGCAACAGAACAAGGTGTTTGGTTCGCTATTGACCAAGCTGGTGATATTACAAACATAACTCCGCCATTAGGCAATTTTTCTGGCTACAATACATCCACAGTAATTACAGCAAGCTGGAATGGTAATGTATTATTCATCAATGATATGTTAAATCCGCCAATGTTTTTATTGCCAGATAATAATGTATTATATTTGTATGATAATGCACCTTACAATTATGTATGGAATTATGATGTAACCAATAATACTACTTCAGGCAATACTGCTCCATTATATTCAAGTTTAACCGCAGGTTTTTTGCGTGTTTATAATAGTCCAAATTTAGGTGCGTTATTAGTTGCTGGTAATTTAACTGGCGTAGTAGCTGATGGTGTATTATCACCAACACCAGGTACAGATCAAAATTTACCAACTACAATTCGTTGGAGTCAAAACTTTGGTCTTAACGCAGGTCCAACAACATGGGCTCCAACCATAACCAACGTGGCCAACGAACTTGAAGTACCTGTGCGTGGTCCAGTCATTGATGGTTTCCCATTGAATGGTAATTTTTATATTTGTAGTTATTGGGATACTTGTGTAATGAGTCCAATTGCATATACATCAAGTTATGCACCTGCATTTGGTATTAAGTTGATCAACCAAGGTCGCGGCATGCTTAATGAGAATTGTTGGTGCAACGTTGACAATACTGTGTTTGGTTTAGATGCACGTGACATCTGGCAGTTTGATGGTGGAAACTTCAAAGCCATTGGTAATCAACGAGTTAAGAATTATTTTTATAATAACTTAAATGGAAATTATGTTAATCAAATTTTTATGGTACATAATTCAACCAAATATCAAATTGAAATTTATTATCCAGATTTAAATTCAACAGGACATTGTAATCAAATGTTGGCTTATCGTTATGATTTAGATGTATGGCAACCACCACGCCAAGTTAGTCAAGCCACNGCAGGAACAGAAGCTCCACGCATTATTTCTGGCAATATTAATTTGGCAACACGCGGTGTTGTTTATAGTAGTTTTAATACTAATCAATATTTGATACAAAAAGATATTGGTACAAATTTTTTAGNCAGTTCAATAACAAGTTTATTTCAACGTAATAATTTAAGTTTTGGTCAACCCTATAGTTCTTCAGTGTTGGTACATCGTGTATTACCAGAAATATATGGCACAGGCAATATTGATATTACAATTGGTGGTGCTGATAGTGTAGCAAGTACACCTACGTATAAACCAACAGTAGTTATGCCTATTGTTACAGATAATCCCTGGATACAAGTTGATCAAAATGAAGCTCGCGTGGTTACCATGCAAGTTGGCAACACAAGTTCAACAGACAGCTGGCAATTAAGTGCGGCAAACTGGCAAGTAACAGTAGTTCAGGATACAAGATAATGAGCAATTTTGCATTAGATGTAAATAGTCCTCAAGGTGATATTATATCTAGCCTTAATTATGTTTTGGCTAATTTAAATACCAATGCTATAACTTCCAATGTTATTATAGACATTGTAGGTAATGTCTTGGCCAATGCCAATGTTGTTACTACTAATTCAACTTCAGGACAACTTAGTAGTGTTAATCAAGGAACCATTAGTTATCTTTACAATTATGTAAATGTTAAGTATGCTAACAACAATACAGGTAGTATTGGTTTTAGTAGTAATTGCACTGGTAAAAGTTATTATGGTATTCATAATACCAATAATGGAACTATTAGTACTAATCCAGCAGATTATAATTGGTCACAGGTAGCTGGTGGATTTGGTACTACCAAAGGTCTATATTATACACCAAGCGGTGGCGGCACAGTTTATTTTGCAATAGCAACAACTCCGCCAAGCAGTCGTTATTTGCCTGTAATAGATAATACTCCAATATACTTACAAAATTTAGCTAATAGTATTGTTCAAACTTATAACATTACTCCTGGTGCTGTTACCAATGTTAGTATTGCGGCAAATACTATTACTGGTAACAATGTTCAACCTAATACATTAACAGCATTACAAATTGCTGATAGAACATTAAGTTCAGCACAAATTGCCTTGCAAGGTATTACAGGTAATGTAATTGCACAAAATACTATTACTGGTAATTTGGTAGCATTGAATACTATCACAGGTAACTTAGTAGTTCCAGGAACTATTACAGGCAATTTAATTCAGGCCAATACCATTACTGGTAATTTAGTTGCGGCTAATACTATTCAAGGTAGTAGTATTGTTGCTGGTAGTATTACCGCAACACAAATTGCTGCTGGTACATTAACTGTTGCCAATAGTATTCAAAGTACAGATGCAGTATTTGGTAGTTATACCAGTCCAGGTTTTTGGTTAGATGCCAACACAGGTACAGCACGTTTTGGTAGTACTATTAGTGTTGGTAATAATTTGGCTGTTGGTAATAATGCTGTCATTGGTGACACTTTGGTTGTTGGTAATAATACTGTTATTGGTGACACTTTGGCTGTTGGTAATAATGCTGTGATTGGCAGTAATTTGGCTGTTGGTAACAACGCTGTGATTGGTAATAAATTAACCGTTGGTAGTAATGCTGCTATTGGTGGTAACTTAACTGTTGGTAATAATGCTGTGATTGGTAATAATTTGGCTGTTGGTAACAATACTGTTATTGGTGATACTTTGGTTGTTGGTAACAATACTATCATTGGTAATAATTTGGCTATTGGTAACAATGCACAAATTGGTGGTAATTTAACAGTTGCTGGATTGATTACCAGTGCCAATTTAAATTCCAATACTGTTCAAACAACAACATTAGTACAAAATGCCACTTCAACCATTGGAGCAAATACTGTTTACAGTACTTATACTATTAATAGTCCTGTGTCAGGAACAACCTATCCAATGGGAGCTAACGTAAATATTTCCAATGTACAACCAGGATGGTCATTTATTGCTTCAGCATTTTCAACACCAACTCTAACTTTTACACCATCAGCACCTACTGGTGGCGTGACTTTTAGGTTGGTGATAAAAGCTCAAGATCCCAATGGTACAATAATTGCATCACCAACCTTAACTACCAGTGTAATTACCTGGGTAGCTAACGCTGTTAATATATCATTTGTTGTGATGACATTTCCAAGTGCATATTTAAACACCATTACTGGTAATATTACTGGTACATACAAATTTTGGTTAGAACAATCAGCAACGTGGTCAACTGGAACAACAACTACATTTGAAGATGGTGGTCGCGGTTTAACTATAAGTGTGTTTAAACGATAATGTATACAATATATAATCCAATAACTGGTGAAATTATTTCAACCATGGGCTATAGTAGCAGTGAAGAAGCTACGGCGGTATTGGGCACATCTTCTTACATTGATGGTAATTATCCTGGCAATCAATATTATATAAATGTTGATACAAAACAACCTGTTAGTATTCCGTCCAAACCAACAACCACATTAGATCAATATACATTTAATTGGTCTACTCACACTTGGGATATTAATCTTGATGCCACAGCCGCATTAATGCGAGCAAAAAGAGATAGTCTATTAAATCAAACAGTAGATCAAGTCAATCCCGTTTGGTATGCTAGTTTAACACAAGAGCAACAACAAGAATTATCCACATATAGACAAGCATTATTAGATGTGCCACAACAATCAGGGTGGCCTACAGATGTGAGTTGGCCAACAAAACCCACATGGATGTAACACGGTAAATACTAACATGACATTACAAGACGAAGATAAATTGGATGTAATACATCATTTTGCAGGCGGAGTATACGCTAAAGAAATGACATTAAAAACAATGAATGATGGTATGATCAACATAAACATCATTTTGATCACATGAGTATTTTAGCAGAAGGTAGTGTATGGGTAGAAGTAGATGGTATAAAAACCAAACATACAGCACCTAGTGTATTAAACATTAAAGCAGGCGAGCGTCACAGAATTTGGCCTATAACCGCACCAGTAAAATGGTATTGTATACACGCCACAGATTGTGAAGATCCTGCTGAAGTTGACAACGCAATAGTTAGCGAAAGAGAATAATATGAGTGCAAGTTGGTTTGACCCTGGAAGTTGGTTTGGTGGCAGTAGCGGTGATGGAAGTTCTGTTACTGTAAGCGATCCTGGTTCTGCATACAATAATGCACAACCAGTGGCTCCTGTCTATGATAATAGCACAAGTTGGGGAGATACTACACCAACAGATACAAATTCACAAGTATATCCAGATCCTGGATCACCAACTGGCTATAGTGATATAAATGGCAATCAAGTTGATAGCACAGGTCAACCTGTTAATTATGATAGTTCAGGTCAATTAATTGATAGCAATGGTAATGTTATTGGTAAAGCTGGCCCATATCAAGCAGGTCCAAATGATCAAACTATTACACCAGGTGGATATGATGCACAAGGTAATCCATTAGATGCCAGTGGTAGACCAATTCAACCAGGTGCACAACAACCAGGTGCACAACAACCAGGACAAAAAACAGGTACACAAAATAAAGGTGTTCTTGGTAATTTATTAGGCAACAATAATACAACAGATACTAGCGGTGGCGGTAGTGGATTATTGGGAACTTTGGGTATGTTGGCCGCTGGTGCTGGCGCTGGTTATTTGTTAAATAATTTATTATCAAACAAATCTAGTACAGGTACA